ATCGAGCGCGCGACGAGCTTGGCGCGGAAGTTCCGCAAGTTCAGTTCTCGATTGTTTCCGCGCGTGACCATGACCGATTCTTCGAAGGCGTCCCGTTCCGCTCCAGTCATTCCGCGGATTAGGACTTTGCCTCCCCACTCGGGAACATCGACGACCTCTTCCGGAAGGTCGGCAGCAGCCAGGATCTGCTCCTTGGTCAGGAAGACGACCTGCGTGCCGTTCGGCTCCATGAACAACCTCCCATGCATCGGCTTGCACGACGGTCTTCGCATCCGGGTGACCCTTCCCCCAGGGAAGGTGGGGGGTGTTGGGCCTTCCCTGGGGATCGGTCATCCCGTCAAGAACTATTTTACGGTGTGGCGTTAAAGTCCGGTCGGCCAGTGACGGCGATCGTGATCGACGCGCGCATGGCGTCGTCGAGCGCACTGTTCACTTCGTAGCTCGTCACATAACCCCGCAGCTGCCAGGCTGTGACGCCGTCAGCCAAGACGAGCTTGAAGTTGCGGAGCTGACCGGTGTCGACCAGCTGGCGCAACAGGGCATGCGTCGGCTCAGCAGGATCCAGGATGATGTCGAAGCTGATTTCACCGGCCGACTTCGTCGTAGCGACGACGTCCGTCCAGCCCTGCGAGTCGCGGTTGGTGACGTCCGCCGTGTTCACTGTGATCGTCGGGCCGGAAATGTCCGTCACCCGCGCGATCGTCGTGAACGTCTCCGGCGACCCACCGTCACCGACCTTGATGACCGTATGCATACCAGGGTAGATAACCGCCATCGTGGCTCCTCCTTTCTCAGTCTCTCACCATTCACCTAGCGTCGCTGAATGCGTAGGACAGCAAACTCCAATCCGTTCGCCCCGTTCACGTGGATGTAGCCGTCCGGGTTCGCCCAACCGACCAGGTCGAAGAGCTGCGTGACGACGATCCCGTTCGCCGGCACGCTGTGCGTCAGGTGACCGACGCGGCCATATGGGCTGTCCGGAACCGACAGTACCGTGAAGCTCGCAGCCGACGCACCGGTGTTGCGAACCAGCAGGATCTCCTGGCCAGTAGCCAAGAACTGGTTGTTGTTGGTCGTGTCGGCAGGCGTGAAGGTAATGGGTTGTGCTGTCGTCGACCAAGGACCCGGCAGCACGATCGGCGTCAGCGTCGTTCGCGCCATCGTTCAGTCCTCCTTTCTTCGCTTTTGACTAGGGAATTTGACTAGGGAAACTGTTCAGCTTGTCGGCGGTCGCCAGTCGTTCACCTGGCGTGCGGCGCGGTGCCAAGCGACATGTTGCTCGATCGCCTCTCGGCTCAACGTGCTGTATGGACACAACGTGCACTGGTAGTTGGTATAGTTCGCCCAGGCGGTCTCGCTATAGCCCGGATCCTGCGACCCAGGTTCGGTCACAGTAGAAGCCTCAGACTCTGTACTGAGTTGCTCAGGTCGCTCTTCGGCGCTAGCCGTGATGTCTTCGGGCAGAGCCTCGTTGTTCCGTGTCCGGGTAAGCTTCATACACGGCACTCCTTTCCCAGCAGGCTAGACGCGGATCGGTACGCGGATCGTCACGACGACACGCGCTTCGACGACCGGACCAACATCGCGGCTGACGAACGCGAATCCAGCGCTCGTGACGGCTGCGACAGCGGAACCTTCTCCGATCTCTGTCCACGTCGCCAGCCGCTCGATTACCGCGTCCACGACGTTCTGCGCTGACCGCCAGGCAGCTTCGCTGGTCTTCTGGTCGACCGGTATTCCGAGCCACACCTCCCAACGCCATTCGGCGGTCGACAGGCCACGCGCGACGCGGTCGATGCGGACTTCCAGCGGCCGCAGCGCGACCGCTGGCCACTCGCGTGCGATCTCCAGCGTCGGGTACTCGTAGACAGCCTTGATCTCGGGAACTGTCCGCAAGACGTTGGCGAGCGCACGCCGAATTGCCGCGATCTCCATGACCTACTCCGTCAGTTCTTCGACGATCTGCTCCAAGATGAGTGACCCATACGACGCACTTGCCCACTCCTGCTGCACATCCTCGATCGCCTGTGACATGAACTGCGTCGCCGGTGTTCCTTCGCTTTGGATCTTCTTCACCACTGCCATCACGAACGGGTACAGCTCGCGCTCCGGTAGATGCGTTTTCAGTGCCGCCCAGGCAGCGATCGGGGCGGTCGGTGGACGATGCGGCCGCCCGCCCATTTCGACCGGTGCCGCGTATTCCCACATCGGTCCGCGCACGATATCCGAGCCCGTCGCGATGACGGCATACGCTGGTTCCTGAGGCGAACCCTCAGGTTCGGTATGGATCGACGCAGCCAGCGCACCGGACGCGACGTGATTCTCCTGCGCCAGCCTGTTAGCAGCACGCTGGGCGATCGCCTCGGCCGTCAGGCGCGTCCACTCTCGCAAAACCTGATAGATCCGCGGGCCGCGCGTCACACCGATCATCGGTGCGTCCGTCGGGCGGATCTCGTAGCGAACCTTGAAGACCAGCACCGCACCACCCCTCACGCAGCCGTCGCTGTCGCCACTGTCCGGTACGGCTGCAACAACGCCTGCACCTGTGGCGGAACACCGACGTTGCGGTTCAGGACGAAGCCTGTCGCACCGACCTGGACGGAATACGCTGCTGGTCCGGTCTCCCAAAGTGCCTGGCACCAGAGCAGTACCGCCTGGCGGATCGCCTCCCCGCCCGGCCGGTATTGCACGGCAACGAGCTGGTCGCTGGCGTCACGCACCTGCGTCGCCCAGCCAGCGCGGTAGCGAACCCAAACGGTCGCTGTACCGGGCAACCACGGTACAGTTGCTGAATGGCCTATCCCACCCGGTAGTCGGCGCAGCCGGTTCAGGTGGTGATAGACGGCGTAATCGACACCTTCCACCAGCGCCCTGGAGCCTTCGCGCACTTCCAGCACAGCGACAATGGGTCGGTGGCGGAGCAACAGCCACTGGCTACCACCATCCGCGTATTCGCTGTATTCACGCTCAATCACCCCGGACAGTAGCTGCTCGACCGCGTCCGATACCGCGTTCAGGATCGCACACAGGACGTCCTGCTCTTCTTCGCTGTGTCCGGGGCTCAGCGGTGCAGTAGCCGTGTCTTTCCACACCGCGCGCTGGACTTCCAGCTCAGTCGCCAAGGCCGAACGAGAAGGCGTCACCAGGCGTGCCATTCACGTCACCCCCGCCGTCGCCGTGGACGCTCGCCCTGGACAGGTTCGGGATCGCCCTGCGACCCGTCCTGTTCACCCGACGCATGGGTGCGCCCCTGCCGCAGCCGCTCGTACAAGCGCATGGCCCAATAGGGGTCTTCGATCTCGTACTCGCCCGGCTCCCACACCAGCCCGTCGATGGTAATGGTCTCTGTCACGACGAGCCGCATGTCACACGCTCCAGTACAGAACCAACAGCTGGTTTCCCGTCGTCGCTGTCGCGATCTGGATCGATCCGTCACCGATCGTCGTCTGGCTCGCGCGATCGGCTACGATCGCACTGCCGGACGTTGCCGTCGGCGGCTGCAGCTCGAGCACGGCAACCAAGACGTCTCCTCGCTTGATCCCCGGCACGCTGATGGGGGTGTTGGCCGCCGCGCCAGCGGCAACGGCGGCCTTCAGCTCCACACCGCGTCCGAGGAATTGGGCTGCGAGCCTGCGCAAGCTCATCTCCTGCCCTCCTCACTCGGATTACAAGTTCACGTTGTACGCCAACACGCCAAATTCCGGATCGGCGATCTTGACGTCACAGCGCAGCGTGACGACGAAGCTCGTCACACCCTCGCGCGGGTCGCGGTAGCGCTCGACGCGGATCCGGCGCTGGAAACCAGCGATCAGGTTCTGTGGATCGACCAGCAGCACGAACTTGCCGTAGTCGACGCTCGCACTGTTGATCGTGTCCGTGCCGCTCATCAAGGGGACAGCACGCACGGGAATCCCAGCGAAGCCGAGGTCAGCCGTCATGTTCTGGATGATCGCGTCGTCACCCAGCCGCGTGCCGCGCGCTCGCAGTTCGCGGACATAGCCGTCATGGTGCCGGACGGGCACGTAGAAGCGCAGCTGCGACACGTTCGTCCGGTAGCGCGGCGGCAGTGCCGACAGCATGGCATGGAAGAGATCGTCGTAGCGGGTGATGCCCGAGGCATCGATCTTCTGCGCTGCCGGCAAGCCGACCTGCAATTGCTTGATGATCCCGTCGAGCGAGTCGAGATATTGGTCTTCCGATGCGGTTCGCGCCGTGTCACCCTTGATAAACAGTTCCTCGACGTCGCGGCCGACCGCTTCGGCCAACATGGCCATGATCGTGTCGGCGAGCCGTTCCTTCTCGACGTTGTCCTCGAGCACCTCGTCCGTCAGCGGCACTTCACCCTTGAGGAGGACAGTCTGCAGCGTGACCAGGCCGGTCTGCGGCTTGACGCGGTCAGCGTCAGCCAGCCGCTGCCCCTCAGTGCCGCGGCGCAGCACGCGCGTGTTCAGCGAGATGCGCGGAACCTCGAACAGCGGCGCGTCCGAGTCCTCATAGCGCATCTCCTTCGTGATGACACCAGACTCCATCGCCACCCGCAGGAACTCGCGCACCTGCTGTGGCGACAATCGACCGCCTGACGCAAGGTCAGCAGTCGTGAACGTCGCCTTCTCCAACCATTCTCGTGCAGTCTTCGGCATCGATGATTCCTCCTTTCTCAGTAGTTCAGCGATTGCACCGTTATTGACTTGTCCAGGCTGGGACACCTGCGCCGCACGATCGTGTTGTCAGGAACCGAACAGGACGTCAGCGAACAGCCCTTCGCCCCACCGGCGCACTTGCGGCTGTCGCACGCGCGCCTCCGGCTCAGGCTGGCGACTGGCGACCTGTGTTGGCTGGGACTTGGCGACAGCACCCTTCTCGAGCAGCGCGCGGATCGCCTTCAGTTCTTCGAGGATCGCGTTCCAGATATCCGGATTCGGGTAATAGGGTGCCGGATACCCGTACCCTTCCTGGCCTTCTGCAGACGCCTTCTGCTCGTCGGCTTCCGCTGCGACTGCGACAGGCTCACCCACCTGTTCAGCAGCGTTTTCTGTTTCGGTGGCCTGCGAAGGCACTTCCTCCACCGGGGCCTCGGCAGTTGCAGCGCCGAACGGCTGCTTCAGGCCATAGAGTGCCGCCAACCGGTTCAGCGCAGACAGCGCTTCATCCGACAAAGGCAACCCACCGCGGCCTTGGGCATCGTTGGCCAAAGCCTCCAGGACTTCCGCCACGCGTTCCTCGAGTTCCTTGGCGATCGCCACGTTCTCGTCCTCTTCCTCGCTCTTCATGATCAGCCAGCGCCGACCAGTGGCCGGACGATCCACAGCATCGACCCGATCCACCTCGATGTCCTCCAACTCGTAAATCTCCTTTTGTTCTCGTTCCACAGTTACACCTCCTCTCGTCGCTTGCGACGATGCGCCCAGCCCTGGATCGACAGACCGACTTTTTCACCTCGCTTGATCCGCTCCCAGGCCTGCGGGGTCCAGACGATCCCGAGCAACCAGTCTCCCGGCTCGACCACTTCACCATTCACTTCCCAGCGTGGGCCGCGGTAGATGTACGACTCGACAACCGTGCCTGCACCTTCCGTGCCTGGTGCATGGTCGAGACCGACGCGACGGCTCTTGCGCATGTAATTCCAGGCCGCTTCCTCGAGCTGTTCGGGATCGGTGATGACGTCTCCCCACGAGTCAACCTCGCGGAGCGGATACGCGACAGCGAGCGTGTAGCGCTTCTCCGGATCGCGGCGCACGATCCGCAGGATCTGCGCGACGTCGATCAGTTCGTGTCCGGCGCGCAGGTCTCGCGGATCCTTGGGCCACACGAGATACCGTTGCCCCTTCTGACGTAATTCGCGGACGACTTCGTCTCGGTCATGCGTCACGGCATAGGGTTTCTGTTCGGCAGGGCGTGTGAACAGCCACTCGCGGCGCCCCTCCCCCAGTGGTGCGTACTGCCACAGGAAACGCCCTTTGAGTACCTTACCCTCGAGAAAGACCTCAACAGCATGGACGCGCGCGAAACCCAGTCGATACGTTCCGCGATCGATTGCCCAAAATGCCGCCCAGGTGCGGCTCGTCGATCCGACACCGCGCGGCTGCACGACGAGCGGCTTCTCGATACCGACCTGTAACCAGCTTAGCGGACCGAACAGTTTCGGCGCCGACTGGATCGCGAGATCAGGATCGTCCATCAATTGGAATGGGCGCAAGCGTTCGCGATTTTCTTCCATCGACCCGCCGAACAGCGTGATACCCCACCAACCTCCGAAGCGATCGGTGGCCAGGCGCAGGTCGAAGTGAATCGAGTGATCCGTCCGGCGCACGACGTCATCCAACGCCCATTCGCCTTTGACAATCCGTTCCGCTTCTTCTTTGCTCAGACCGCGCACGTGCGCATGCAGCACCCAAGGCAACGCCTCACCCGATAGCGGCATGGCTTCGTGCCAGCGCCTCTCCCAGTGTTCGCGTGCAATGGTGCTGCGCGGCTCATCGTCTTCTCCGTCGTCCTTTACCAGTGCCCTTAGGTCGTGCGTCTCTTCTTTCGTCACGACGTAGCGCTTGAGTGTCCCTGACCGTTCGGCCATGTCCAGCGCTTGCTCCACGGTATAAGCCGGGCGCGTGCGGTCGACGCCGAGCGGCGTGGGCTTGCCCCAGGAGATCCGGCCCTGGTCGTCGACAACCAGTTCTTCGACGCGGACGTTCAGCGTATCGCCGACGTCGGCCAGCTTCTCGTCGCTGACAAACGTCTTGCCGAGCACGACGTCTTGTCCGTCCGTCCCACGCAACGCACCGGTGTACACCCAGCCGTTCTTCGTCCGATCGACCGCGACGACCTTGACTTTCAGTTCTAAGTACACCTTGAACTTCGCCATCGTGGACGTCGGGCCGAAGACGTACGGCGCATCGCCTCGGCGCAGGACGACACCTTCGATCGGTGGGCCGTCGTTGCGGAACGTCCAGGCGAGCAAAGTGTCTGCGGCACTTTCCAGGTCTTCGCGAGAACGGACAGGAACCTGTGGCAAGACGATCAAGTGCGGCGAATCGATCGACTGCAACAGGTCTAGCCGTTCCGAAAACGGCCAGTCGTGCACGTCTTCACCGTTCCACACTGTTAGGTCATAAAGGAACACGTACGGCTCTCCGTCGAGTCTGCCGCGCAGGAACGTTGGAATCTGCGGACGTGCGAGCCATTGCTCGCCGTGCAGAACCGCCAGTTCACCTTCAACCGTCGTGCCGTCAGGTAGTTCACGCGCGACTCGTGCCAGTGGTCCATCGAGCGATTCTTGCGTGTCCTCGAGCCAGACGCGCACGTCGTCACCACTGCGCGACAGGATCAGGCGGAACCCATCCACCTTCGGACTCGCGTAGACGACGCCACTCTCCGCGACGGCCTTCTCCGCCCAACGCTCCCAGGCCTCACCGCTGGAGAAGAAGTCGGTTGATCCCGCCATGGCAGGTTTCTGGACAGGATACCGCATCAGCGGACGCAGCACTGAGCAGTTGACTGGCTCCAGCGGACGGTGCGGTCGCAGAACCAGGTCGAAGAGCGGCACGTAGGCCTGCCCTTCGGCAAGGTGTGGCCCTTGCGGGTTGAACAGCAAGTGCAATTGCTTGCCGGTCTTCTCCGGATCCAGCACCTTGCGAGCTAGCAGCAGCACGCTCTCGCGCCAGCCATGGTGCGCGACGTTGGGATCCTCGCGAACCAGCACGTCGATGTCGTGCGGGTCGTCGGAAAACACCGCAGAACCGACAACCGAAACGTAATGTGGCACCAGGACAGCCTCACCAGCCTGATCCAGTAGCCGTGTGAGCCACGACAGGTCAGCATCCTTTTCCAGGAACGGACGGCTGTCGCGATCCAGTTCGTCGTGCTCGTTGTGGTTCATCCCACGCCGCCGCATTTCTTCGACGACCCACACGTGCCGGTTGATCGTCCGGTATTCGCGTGCCACACCCTTTTCGCGCAGCGTCGCATCCCACTGGTGCAGGCGAAGGTGCAACAAAAGCAGCTCTTCGTCAGATAGCTTTTGGACGTCCCGTGGCGATGCGATATCGTCGAGCGACACGTTCAGGACGAGCTCCATCGCTTCGTTCCCCGCGACCCGAAATGCACGTTCACGATCGGAGCATCAGTGCGCTCGGTCTCTGCACTGACTGCTGCACCAGGCGTCGGCATCTCACCCGATGCAACCGGCTTGCCCTGGAAGTAGAACTGATCCATCGCTGGGTGCTCGGCTGGACGGAATCCGAGCAGTGCCCGCGCTTCGTTGGGTGTCAGGATCATGCGGTCAATACCAGTCCGCGCGATCGCAAGATCGAGCTCCGTCTCCTGGATATCCAAGTCTTCCAGGCGCCAGTACCAGCCACGCAAGACCAGGCCCAGTCCGTAAGGGCCGAACAGCGTCTTGTTCAGGCGGTCTTCCAACACCGTCTGCAGTGGCTCAATCACACCCCAGCGGTACGCCCGCATCATCTCGCGCGCTGTCGAGCCACCGAAGGTGTTGGTGACAGCCAAAGCTACTCGGTACGGTGGCACTTGGTGCGCCATCAGGATCGCCTTCATCAGATCCTCCCGGCGCTTCAGGAACGACGCTTCCTGGACGTCCGGACCGATCTTCTCGACACGGAACTGCACCGTATCCGGCATCCCGATCACGAGCGTCTTGCGATGCTTGCCGACTGCTTCTTGCAACGCCACTTCGATCTGATCGACGTAGTCCTGCAGGTTCACCGATGCTGGCGCCGACAGGTGAACGATCCGGCCGACTGCACCGGACGAATCGAAGAAAGCCACGCTGTAATCTCGGATGGCGTTGTATTCGACGATCGACGGGATACACGCTACCCAGCTGGGAACACCGTAGCGGGTTCGTCCATGGTAGCGGCTGAACAGAATGACCTCGCTCGCTGGATCGTCAGTGTAGTCGACCACCTGTCCAGTCTTGCCGTCCAATTCGAAGGGCGCACCGAACAGCTTGAAATAGCGAAACACGCCGCCACGGTGCTGCACGAAGATGTTCGGATCGCGCGTCAGGCGCA